TTACAATCCTACCGCGTCATCCTTCCTCCGACCATCTACCGGAAAATACCGGTAGAGCGTCGATAACCCCACCCCGTAGATAATGGCCAACTGCTGGCGGGTATGCCCCTTAGCCAACAGCCGCCCAATCTGTTCCCGTTCATGCGGCTTTAATGCGCTGGGCCTTCCACCTATGCGTCCCTGTGCTCTGGCTGCTGCCAAACCGGCCAGTGTTCGTTCGATGATCAGCTCGCGCTCCATCTCCGCCAGTGCCGACATTACATGGAAAAAGAAACGCCCCATGGCAGTGCTGGTATCAATACTGTCTGTTAAAGAGCGGAAGTGGGCACCGCGTTCATGTAACTCTGATATCAGTGCGATCAGGTTCTTAACGCTGCGCCCCAGCCTGTCCAGTTTCCACACGACTAGGGTGTCTCCGCTATTAACGCACTTTAAAGCGCGTTTCAGACCGGGGCGGCTGGCAACTTTTCCGCTCATACGGTCTTCAAAAATACGGTCACAGTTTGCGCTTGTGAGTGCATTACGTTGTAAATCGCTGTTCTGGTCGATTGTTGATACACGGATATAACCAATGACGGCCATCAATTCTCCTCCTCTTTGTCGCGGTGGGAGGATTTTTACAGATTTCGCTATGTGTAACCGCTTTTCCAAAAACCTTGGTTTAGGGGAAGGCTCTGCGTTGCCGGTTGGCGTGCCCATTCCGTGGCCGTCAGCAACGCCACCAACGGGGTGGCTCAAATGCAACGGAGCCGCGTTCACAGCAGCACAGTATCCCAGACTGGCGCAGGCCTATCCGGCGCTGAAACTTCCAGATTTGCGTGGTGAGTTTATACGAGGATGGGATGACGGGCGGGGGGTAGACTCAGGGCGCACATTGCTGAGCCTGCAAGCCGATGCGTTACAACGTCTGACAGGTACTCTTGAAATGGGGAATGGTATAGGGCTGATGACCAGGCCACACGCTTCTACAGGTGGCGTGTTTTCCGAAGGGCCGGAACGGGTACAAACACCGACGACTCAGCAAACAACAGGCTATGCTGTCAGCTTTGATTCTGCCGGTATCGCCCGCTCAGCATCTGAAACACGTCCGCGAAACATCGCATTTAACTACATCGTGAGGGCTGAATGATGGCAAAAGCAGAACTGGACAATAATTTTATTGCCACAGCAGATGGAGACGTCACCGTTTATAACTACACCAGTGAAACCCGTGAGTACTTATCGTCTTCCATTGAGTATCTTGCCATAGGTGTTGGAATTCCGGCCAATTCTTGTATTGACGTGCCGGGTGAAGCCCGCGCGGGGTACGCCATCTGCAGAACTCAGGATTTAACCGCGTGGGAGTATATACCTGACCATCGGGGGAAAACGGTATATAGCATCCATTCCGGCGCGGCTATAGTGGTTTCCGGCTTGGGCGATTACCCGGAAGACTCCACTCAGCTGGCCCCCGGTACACCATACGATATCTGGAACGGCACAGCATGGATGACAGATAACGATAAAAAACACGCGGCAGATGTTGAAGCGGCTGAACAAAGAAAAGCAGCACTGACAGAGGACGCCAGGGCAACCATCAGTCTCTGGCAGACCGAGCTACAGCTGGGTGTCATCGGTGATAAAGATAAAGCCAGCCTGATTAACTGGCTGACTTATATCAGGGAGTTGCAGGCACTGGATACAAATGTGGCACCAGATATCAGCTGGCCTGTGCCCCCGGCTTAACTGGCCATGTGACGTCAGGAGCCGTCGAAATATCGACGGCTTTCACTTCTGATTTATAAGCCATCCATGCTGAAAGTTTAGTTTTATCGTTGTCACTGATATCACCCAGCATCAACGCCACTCTCCAGTCAGATGTTATGTCATCCACCTCAGAAAGGAGCCGCTGCCGCTGTTCTCCGGCATATTCAATATCGGCCTTGCGCTTCGCTACTGCATCGGTCACCCATTTCTGTCCATCCCATTTATCGTAGGGTGTTGCGGGTGCTTCAGGGGTTGAATCCGGGGGGTAATCTCCCAGAACACTGACTATAACTGGTTGTCCGGTTTCCTTACTGTAGGCAGTCTCACCCCGATGATCGGCAACATACTCCCATGCTGAAAAATCAGATGTTCTGCAGATAACGAGCCCCTCTTTTGCATCCAGAGGAGCATCAATACAGGAATGTGCCGGAAGTCCGATACCGACGGCAACATACTCGACGGATGATGAACGATATTCACGGGTTGAACCATCGAAGTTATAAACGGTGATTTCACCGGCAACGACAGCGATCATATCGCCGTTAAATTGTGCTTCTGCCATTATGCGGCCCTCACGATGTAATTGAATGCAACGTTATGCGGTCTGGTTTCACTGCCTCCCGTCTTCTCCATCGTGATGTAAGTCAATGCCCTTGAACCCTCGCTCAGGCCGCCGTCAACGCCCTCGCTGTTTTGGTCGGTGAAAGCAATGAAATTTGTAGAGGGTGTGCCGTATTCATTGATAAATCGGTGGTTGTGAGAACGCAATTCATCGGCCTGAGCAGTAAAAAGTGTACGACCTGAATCTAAACCCCGCCCGTCATCCCAGCCCCGAATAAACTCACCACGCAAATCTGGAAGTTTCAGCGCCGGATAGGC